GTCCCGGACACGTCGGTGTAGAGGGTCCCGTCCGAGGCCGGGTACAGGACGACGGTCACCTCGTAGGCCGCGAGCGAGCCCTCGCTGTCGACCACGTCGCCGATGGCCTCGACGGTGGCGCGCAGGACAGACCGGCGCCGGACCTTGTTCCCGTCGCGCGTCTCGAAGCCGATCGCGAACTCAGCGTTCGTCGGAACCTTGACGCCCGCCGTGGTGATGCCCGAGGCGGTCGTCCGCGTCGAACCCGGGTTGACCAGGTTGAACACGATGTCGTTGTCTTCGAGGGCGATGAACTTGATGGTCCGCTTGTGCTTGGACTTCGTCCGCTTGACGAGCAGACCGCCCCACGCGAACAGCTCGTTCTGCGTGTCGCTGCGGGCTTCGGTGAAACCCTTGTCGCCGTCGAGCAGGCCGACCGCGTCCCACGACGCGCCCCATGCAGTCGAAACGTCGGTCGGCCCGACTGTCCCGCTGGGAGCGATGTAGACGTCGGCGTTCTGCCACAGGTTGACGTTCGTCGGGTCACCACTCATGGTGTCTCCTAGATCGAAACAGGTAGCAGACGAGCCGCTACGGTGAAGGTGCAAACGGGGAACTTGCTGCTCGGGTCAGTGGTGAGGAGCAGCCCGGCGCCTCGGCCGAAGTGCCGGACGTTGACGCCGTCTCCGCGCGAGGCGAGCAGCACAGCACGCGCCCAACCGGCGAGCGAGCGGGCAGCGGCCGGAGTCGTGGCCCAGACCGTCAGGCGAACCGTGGCGGTCGAGTCGGCGGCCGTGTGCGAGATCTCGCCATCGGACGCGACGAGCCCATAGGGCAGGCCAGGGGCGCCCGTGGCGGCCGTATTCGGGTCGAGGGTCCCCCACGAAGGGGCGGCGCCGTTCGGGGCCGTAGCGGCGCGCAGAACGTTGAGCGCACCTGTCACGGGGTCGCCGAACGCCCAGATAGGGCCGAGCGGGGGCGGGGGCGGAGGTGTGATGTTGCTGTCGGGCGCGTACGCCACGTCAACGAAGTAGCCCGAGTTCGCATAGAGCGTCGTCGGGAAGGCGAACCCGGAGGTGTTCGCGAAGCGCCCGGCGCCCTGCGGGGCCGTCAGGTGCGTGGACCCTGTCGGAACGTCGAAGTAGTCGACCGAGGCCACGTACCGCTTGAGCACACCAGCCGCGACGACGTAGACCGTGTTCGCGACCACGGGGACCGGGGTGGACAACGTCGCTTCGATCCACGTACCGCCGGGCTGGCCGACTGGCCACGTGCCCGAGGCGAGGACGGTCGAGCCGTCCGCGCTGAGAAGCTTCCAGTCGATCGGGTCCAGCGGCGCCGGGCTCGACGTGAACAGGCGGACGGCGGTCACCTTGCCATCGGCCGAGGGCGTGAACTTCGTGCCCACGGTCAGGCCGATACCGTCCTCGGCGTACGGGACGAGGGGGTTCGCCGTGCCGAAAATCGTCTCGCTCATGACTTCCGGGGCCTCACTTCCAGCCCGAGACCGGCGGCGGCCTTCGTCAGGGCGCCGTGCGTGGCCTGGTAGGGCGCGATAACCGACACGCTCGCGGCGCCTCGGTCGGTCGTGTACTCGTGGACGGGGACCGGGCTACGGTCGCTGATGGCCTCGCTTGCGGCCTCGGCGACCTGATGGGCCATGTCGTTCATGAGGGCGACGACGCGGGCCGACTTGAGCAGTTCCGCAATGCCCTTGTGATCAAGCTTGACGCTCGCCTCGGCCATCAGACGCCGTCCGGGAGGCGTTCGAGGGAGACGACCCACATGACACGGCGGCCGGGCGGTCCGAGCGGGACGGGGGCGTTCTTGACCGCGTACAGCGCGCCGCGGAGGGCGAGCCGGTCGCGGGCGCGGACGTCGGCGGTCGGCGGGAGGAACGCAGCCGACAGACCCATGAGGGCGCCGGGCACGGCCGGCCCGATGGCGGTCCAGCCGGCGGCGTCGGGGTTGCCGTACTCGTCAGCAGCCGTGGCGCGCAGAATCGTGACGCTGTCGGGGAATTTCATCCGCGCCACGTCCAGTGCTGCCAGTTGCCGGCCGGCAGGCCGCGAACGTCGGGCTTCGACGTCAGGATCGAGCCGGTGCCGCGCCACTTGTTCGCGCCGGGAACGTAGGTAGCCATCTCGGCGGCGGCGCGGAGCGTGCGCAACTCGGCGTCAGTCAGGTCGATCGACAGCGCTTGCTGATTGTTGCTGTAGCTGTAGCTCGCGCCGTCCGCCGAGACGGTCTCGCTGGCGTAGTTGTTCGGGTTGTTGTATGCACGCTTGGCGACTTGCAGCACGACCACGACCACGGCGGGCGGGGCCGCGGGCGTGCCGGGCGCGACGGTCCATTCGACGTGCGACTCGACGCGAACGAGGTCCGAGGCATCCTCAAGCGCGGCCGTCGCGCGCGCAAGATCGAGGTCCGCGAGGGTGCCGGTCGCCAGGCCGAGGCGCGTCTCAAGCTGCGCGACGGTGGCCAGCGCGGGGAGAGCAGACATCGCGGACCTCCGGGTTACGCGTCGTAGGCGGCGAGGGCAGCGGTCAGGTTCGCGCGGGCGGCGGCGATGCTCGCCGGACCGCCGGAGTTGAACGCCATGATCAGCAGGTGCAGCGCACGCACGACCTCGGCCTGAGTGCCGGTGTTGGCGGCCATCAGTGGGGTTCCTTCCTTCGGTGACGGGTCAGGGAAGGGAGCCGCTATCAGCAGACAGCGGCCCCCTAGAAGCGCCCAACGTTGGGCGCAACGGATCAGGAACCCGCGCCGTCGTTCACGCGCAGGACGAAGGTCGCCGGGGTGCCGGTCGAGGAGACCTGAGCCTTCATCAGCGCGGCGCCCGCGTAGACGTTGAGGATCTGGCGGTCACCCAGGGCCGACGCGTCGTAGTCGCGGATCAGCCGGACCGGGACGCCGCCGGGCGCCTGGATCGACGCGCCGTAGGGCACACCCTGCGGCACGACCGGGGCGCGCAGCGCCAGGGTCACGGCGTCGCGGTGGAAGAAGATCGCCTCGGTCGGCTGGAGCCGGTTGGACTCGATCACGTTGAACCCGGCGATCCGGGCCGCGCCAGTGTTCGCGAACGGGTCCGCCCCGCCCTCGGCACCCACAGCGCTGACCTGCGCCAGCACGTCGGCGTAGACGCCTGTGCCCACGGCCGCGTAGAGACCGGTAGCCGGGGCGGCCATGTCGCGCAGGGTCTTGCGGGCGAGCAGGAACAGGGGCATGAGGGTGCCCACGGTGCCCATGGTGTAGATGCTGTCGAGCGCGGCCGTCTCGGTGACGCCCTGGAGCGTGGTCACGACCAGGTTCTCGACCGCCTCGGCGACGGCGAGGGTCTGCGGGACGAGCACCTGTGCGACGCCGTCCTCGATCCGAAGGGTCATGTCCTCGTCGGACAGCGCCACGGCCGAGTAGATGTTCGTCGCCAGCGAGACGGGCTGAGTGGTCTCGGACAGGGTCGAGACGGTCAGGGCGGTGGACGCGTCGAGGGCGCGGCTGGACGCGGTCAGCGCGGCCGGGATGCGGACGTTCACGGTCGCGCCGCGCTTCCCGGAGAAGTCGGCCGACCACGACCGATTGACGACGCCCGCAAGGGACATGTCCTTGCTGACCAGCGCGGAAGCGGTGGCCGACAGGTTGTCGGCCAGAATGGTCTTGAAAGTGTTCGCCATGATGGCGACGTCCCTTCGTTAGATGAGGCGCCGGTGGACCTTGTCGGCCAGCGCCAGCGGGTCGAATGCCTCGGGCGCGTCGGCGGACTCGTGGCCGGCGGTGAGGCGAGGGGTGGGCTTGCCGGGGATGGCCTCGGCGGCGTCCTGAGCGGACTTGGCGACGCCGAGACGGGCGGCGAGCTGCTGCGCGCGCGCGTCGAGGTCGTCGTCGGAGACACCCGCGAGGAATGCGGCGTCATCTGCGCCCAGACCGTGCTTGTTCAGCACGGCGGCGCGCTTGTCGGCGGCCTCGCGGTCCGCCATCGCCTTTTCCGCCCGCTCCGCGCGCTCCATGACGCGCTGAAGTTCGGTCTTCTCGGCGTCGGCGCGCTCCTGAGCGGCCTTCTCGAACGCTGAGACCTTGCCGGTCAGCTTCTCCTTGTCGCCGCGGAGCCCCTGGATCAGGGACCAGGCGCGGGAGGGGTCGAAGTTGTCGCCCCACGGCGGCGCCTCGGTCGAGGCGGCCTCGGTCGAGGCGGTCTCGGTCGGGGCCGGGGCCGGCGTGGCGCTGTCGGCGGGCTGGACGGATTCGGGCATGGTTCGTCTCCTGGACGTGGTCGCGCGCTGGACCTGCCATCACGCGGGGGGTGAGTACGGTCAGCGGCCGTGCCGACTGCCGTTCGTGTGGCCGGAGCGGATAGCCCGCCCGACGAATTGGGGCTCGACCGTGCAAAGACAGTGGTCGTGATAGGGGTCGCCTTCGCCCGCCGTGTCGGCGGACTTATAGACGGCGCCTCGGCCGGCGAGCATCGCGCAGAACTCGCACGGGTGCCCATCGGTCACGCGGCGCCACGCCTCGGCCTGGTCGTCGTTGAGGACGTTCTTGCGGACCGTGCTTCGGCCCGCGTCGGCGATGAGTCGCGTTGTCGCGCCAGCGCTGGCCAGCAGCGCCTTAGTCATCGCGGTATTCAGCGAGTCGCCGTTTCCCAGCAGCGTCTTGACCCGAACTGGGCCGGTGACGAGCAGGGACGTTTGAATCTGGACGTCCGGGGCGTCGTCGAGGACGAGGGGGTCATAGACGCCCTCGACTCCGTAGAGCGCGCGCATCGTGTCGTAGTAGGCAGCGGCGACCTGCGCCGAGGTGGCACGTCCGGACTTGATGACCTCGGTCATCGCTTGCATGTAGGCGGCGAAGTTGTCGAGGTTCGACGGGGTCATGAGGGTTTTCCACGCGGCCGTGAGCTTGCCCACCGAATCGAGGGCGATGTTCGCTTGCGCGACTCGGTGGGCGTCGGTGAGCTGAAACGCGGCGGCGTCGTTCGCGGGAGTCACTTGACCGGCGGCGACTTGGGCGCAACGTTGGGCGCAGCGCCCTGCGCCTGTTGGACCGCCTCGGCGGGCGTCGCCGGAGCGTTGGGCGTGGTCTGGCGGGTCAGTGCGGCCGTCAGGGCGGCGAGCCCGTCGCCGGTCTTGGCCATGTTGCGCCACCGTTCGATGTCCTGGTCGGTCACGCCCGGGATGAGTTCCCAAGCGGCCTCTGGCGGGACGTCGAGGAGTTGGACCATCTGGCCGAGGGCGGCGACGGTCGCGGCGAACGAGCGGGCTTCGGTGTCGCGCCAGCGAACTTGCGCGTCGTCGTCCGGCTGGTCGCCAGCGGCGACGGCGGCGAGACTGAAGACCTGTTCCCACGCCTCGCCAAAGAGAAGTTGGTAGACGTCGGCCTGTCGCTTCGTGACGTCGTACAGCGAGGCCAGCGCCTCGGCCGACACGTTGACCAGATTCCCCTTGAGCAGCCCGGACGGGAGTTGCCCGAGGGTGGCGACGTGCTCGATAGCGGCGTCGAGGGCACTCAGATGACCGTCCACCGTGGTCTGATGGAACTCGCCGAACTGCGCCGTGGGCTGGTCGGTCGTCCACAGACGGTCAACGGCCGCCTGAAAGGTCTCGATCGGCTGCCCGTAGTTCGGGTTCGGAACGTCGATCAGCGGCGGGTTGGCCTCGGGATCGGCCGGCGCGTTCGGGTCAAAGGACGGGTTCGGTATCTGGACCGTCTGGTTCTCGTCGGTCGGGATGACCAGACCAGTAGCCCAACGCTGGCGGAACGACGCGAAGTGCATAGCCATGGACAGGGCGAACACGCTGTCGTTGATCCGGTCCTGCGGGATCACCAGGGGCCGGATGATGCCGGTTGGCTTCCCGTCGAGCCGGTCGCGGAAGCGGACCATCGGCGTAACGCCGAGGCCGTGCGCCTCGGGGGGCGAGGCGAGCCGGTACTCGGAGCCGGAGCCGACGACGGTATACACGTTCTCGTCGTCGATGATCTCCCAGATGGTGTCACCGGACATGACCTTGCCACGGTGGCGTAGCCCGTACTGCGGCCACTCGTCGTCTTCGTCCTCGTACCAGGCCATTGACCGCAGCGGGTCGAGGGGCCGGATGACCGGGGTTGTCGAGCCGTCCTTTTTGGCCTTGCCGGGCAGAACAAGGACGTAGCTTGCGCCGTACTCGATCGCGCCGCGGTGGGCGATGGTCTGGCGGGCGTCAAGCTTGTTCGCTTGCCAGTAGTCCCACGCCGAGGCGTTGTCCTTCTCGCCGGTCTGGCGGTACCCGTCGACAAACAGGAGCTTGACGAACGTGTCGCTGACCCTCGGGAGAATGTTCGTGATGCTGCGCTTGGCCATGATCAGGTATTCGGCCCGGTGCTCGCGCGGCATGTACGGCAAGTCATGGTCCCCGGCGAGGTACCGGGCGACGACGCCGTGATGACCGCTGCGGGACACGGCCTCGGCATGCTGCGCGATGAGGTCTGCGGCCAGCGCGGCAGGGTTGCGGATGATGGCCACTGCCTCACTCCTCCTAGGTGGTCTTGGCTGCTCGGGCCTTCGCTTCGGCAGCGGCGACGG